GTGATTATCTTGATTTTATTCAAAGGACAAAATACAGTCATCTTCTCTGGATATCGATAGATCTTCTTTCCAGTCTCAACATCCTCACCAACATATTCTGCCCCAATAATAGAAAAGAGACCCCATTCATGAAGCAACTTCGCGATAGTATTTCTTCTTGATGTATCTTCTTCATCAAGACCAGAAGCTCTATTATCTAGTGTAAATAATTCTTTAAAGTGGACAAGATAATATCTTCCCTTCTTATGTAAAATATGACAAGATTGATATAATTTTCTATCTTTATTCGAAGAAATTCCAATTCTTGTTAGAGTTTCTTTACAAAGTAAAAAAGCTTCTTGATTATCTAATATGACTTCTATAAATGTCTCAACCCAATTTGTAATTCTGTCATTCATCAACGTTTCCTTTTTTGGATGACCCTTTAGATCCACCAATATCTAGATATTTTCGCATATTGTCCAGATCTTCAGAAGTAATCATATCAGATATCTCTTTCACTTTATTAACAGATATATTGTAATATTTAGATATAATCAAAATATCCTCTGATGGTTTACAATTTTTCAACCACTTCGAGAATCTTTTCTTCTTCTTGATCGCCGACAAATAATATTTATATTGTAGAATTCGATCTAAATGATGCTGCGAATTTAGGAAATTGGCGTGTAAGATTGTTTCTGGATAGAAAGACAGTCCTCTATTAATTAGAAATGGAACGTAATCTGATTTATTGTATTCATCAATCAGATCTGCGTCTTTAGTGAGATTAATTGAATTTAGAATATCACCAAGTTTGGGCATGTTAGATCCTCTTGAATAAGCATTCTGCCATAATGTTCACAAACATAGCTGTGATATTAATTTCCTGATCGGCTACGAAAGCTGCTTTATAAGAATAATCTGCAAGAATAACAATAGCAGTAGGAATAGATGATGGTTCTAAATGATTCTCAAGGTTGTCGAAAATTAATCGAACAATCGAACTAGCATCTGAATCTAGATTCTCGTTTACCCACTTTCTCATCCCAGGAAAATCTTTACCACGAAGAGCAGCAATAAGTTCACGAATAGAAACATCTTGAATAGAAGATAATGCCCCGACATCGATTCGCCCATTTGAAATAACATATCGTTGAATCTCAGAAATAGTCTTTCTGAAATCAGGAAAGAATTTCATGATAATTTCTGCTAATACTTTCTTGTCGTATTCTACAGATTCCTTCTCAAGAATACCTTGAATTCTCTTCATCATCAAAGAAGCTAGTTTAGATTTCTGTGAAGAAGGGATTGAAAATTCAAATACAGTTAATCGTGAAATAAGTGGTTCAATAATCTTCTTCTTGTAATTACAAGTCAGAATGAACCGACAATTCTTAGAGAACTCTTCCATGAAGTTTCTAAGTGCAGGTTGCACTGCGGATGACATATAATCTGCTTCATCAAGAATCACAATCTTCTGACCACCAGAAAGTGAAATAGAAGAAGCAAATACTTGAATCTTGTTCCTTAGGGTATCAATATTACCATCCGAAGATGCATTGATAACCATAACGTCGCAACCAAGTTCATTACAAGTTGCTTTTGCGATCGTCGTCTTTCCCATACCAGGTTTCCCAGTTAACAGAAGATTTGGAATATCTTTGTTCTTCACAAAATTCTTGAATGCTTTCTTAACATCTTCTGTAAGAACACAATCATCAATAGTCTGTGGTCTGTATTTTTCTGTCCAAAGTGTATTCCGATTCATAATATCCTCATAATGTAAAAGACGGTATAATCATCACTATACCGTCTGGTAATTTCAACTAGGTCTTACTCTTAGAAATTAGAGTCAGCTTCAGCAGCAATATAATACAGAACATCATTAGTCATATGCTTGAAGCATGATAGACCCTTGTTAGAAATAGTGATCTTATAATCACCTTCAAGCAATTTCAAATTTGAGATCTTCATGAATACTGTAAATTCTGAATTGAATTCACCAGAAGTCTTAGTCTCCCAAGTATTAGTCGATGAATTAGACTTATCAAGAACTTCAATAGTGATAAATTTATCACTAGAATAGATCTTAAGATCATCTACCCCAAGAATAGATGCAGACTTTGCAATCTTCTTCAGTGTGTCATCGGATATTTGAAAAGTAATGTCTTCCGAAGGCATAGTAATGCGTTTCGAAGGAGTTGAAATCAAATCCGAATTACAATAAAAGATCTTTGTCAAATCGTTATCACTTGTGATCTCAACATACTTAGATGTGAAATTCATTGTTGGATTGTCAAATAGACTAGAGATAAAATTCAACATCTGTCGAAGATCATAAATAGCGAAATCTACAGGAAACTTGTCAGGAAGAGTTGCTTCTGCCAAAACAGTTTTCCCTTCTGTCATAGTACGAATCTCATTACCAGTAGAGACAACCAATCCATTATTAATAGAAGCAAAGTTTGCGAGAACTTTCAAAGTAAATGGATCTAATGTAATTTGGTTCTTATTCTTAATTGTCATATCATATCACCTATTATATATTATACTACTCATCCATCTTAAAGTAAACTACTTTCTATCAAGAGAATGAGATAAGACTTGTGGGAAGAATTTCTTAATGAAGTTCTTATTTAGATTCTTATATGGGTTCTTCTTTTGGATAATGTAATCGTAAACTAAATCTGATTCTTCAGCATACATGCTCTCAAGAATTTGAGTTAATTTGACCCTCTTCCGATCTTCCGGTAGAGCATTATCCTTTGTAAACATATATAATCTTTTCATTTCATGATCAAGTGTTGAATCAGAAATTCCGGATTTATTATGTTTGGTTGAATATTTGATATCTTTGAATTTTCCGAATTCAATCGAATCATTATGAAAACAAGCTAGAACTTTGAATATTGCTTCACGCATGTGGAGCCTGAGAAATTTTGCTCTATCCTCAGGCTCTTCAATTTCATTTGCTAGACGCAGAACATCGGGAATCGGTTTTTGATACATGTTAAAAATCTCCAATATTATTTAATAGGTTCTTCAATCCATTCGACATCAAATAACGATAAACATGTGTTGAAGTGGTTTCAATCGGTTTATCGTATTCAGTTAGAATATTTTCCTGCAAATCAGCAGGAATATAATCGAAATCTATTAAATATTTATTGCGCATGTATCCGGCCAATTCTGCATTATTCATGATAGATTCAGGTTTGAAACAGGCGAGAATCTGATCAATCTTCTTCTGAGTCAACCTCTTCTGCCTCTTACCCTGGGTAACAAAGGTATCATCGTCGGATAAGAAATTCGGAACACCATCGCCAGTATCACCAGATAAAACTTTCTCAAGTAGATATTTCTTAGGATGTTCTTCTTTAATCCACGCCTTCATGATAGTCGAATATTGTGAGACATTAGGATACTTCTGTAATTGAACGAAATCCTTGTCTCCAGAAATAATGAGAATTTTCTCAGAAGAAGAGAATCTTTTGGTTAGAATTGCAATAACATCATCGGCTTCGCATGTAGGAATCTCAATATATCGATAAGGGAAGTTTCCTCGAATCTCTCCCTTGATCTTATTGATGGTCTTGAATATCGCATTCCAATCAAAGATCGATGCATCCCTAGATTTCTTTCTATTGGCCTTGTAATACGGAAAGAGAGATTTGCGCCAATAATTGAAAGAATCCGAACAAAGCACCAGTTCGCCATACTTATCACCAAACTTGGATCTAACAGAACGAATTGAATTTAAGATCATATGGCGAAGAAAATCTTCTTCAATAGTGTCGTTTTTTGTAATATTAATCTGTTGCATAATATTACTCACGACTATCTGATTTAAGTCTAAGAGAATCATAATTTTACCTATATTTATTATACTACTATTACAGGAAAATATCAATAGATAGATTATTCGCCCACCTCAACCGTCTTCATCTTCTTCTTGGCAATCTCAGCCTTCGCCTTCTCGAAGAGTTCTTTCTTCGTCATAATCTTCTTATTGTTTTTCTCAATATTCTTTTTGATCGAAGTCACGATCGGCAATTCTACTTCTACGACTTCAGGCTCAACGATCTTCTTGTTGGTCCGAACTCGCTTAGTTTTCGGAGCGGAACCATCATCAGTCTTAACCTTTGCGGGTTTCTGAACCTTAGCAACAGGAATCACTTCGGTGACACCTTCCCAGGGTGCTTTACCAGTAACCCAGGAATCGGGAATCGTGTATTGGCCTTGGCCGAGACGAGTCATCTTTCCATAGCCTTGATTCCGTGAAGCGAACATGGTGAATCCAACACCATTCGTCTTTCCGATCTCTTCAACGTTCGCACGAGTAAAGACCTTATTGTCACCCCCACCGAAAGTCTCCGAAAGAGACGTCACGAAACCCTGCAGGGCCAATTCACGAGTAATTTTAACACGAGCCATAATTTTTAATTTTCCTTTTTGAGAATTTTCTCTACTTAACCATTATACTAGATCTTTCGTTGATTGTCAAGCATTCAACGAAATTAATTTATCGAACCGAATCATCCATTAATAACTTTTCCATCCAGGATAATCTTGCCACCAGTATGCACCAGCAACCCATCGTTCATAAGAACTTGGAGCGGGGCAGAAGACTGAAGCTTCTTGAAGAAGTCCTCAACAGTGTAATACTTTACGAGCACGGCCATGAACTTTGCTTTCGTGACAGGAGAGCTCCTGTATTTGAACCGAGCCACAAAATTCGGTTGTCCGTTCAACTCATAAGACAATATGTTATTGCCAGCGTTAAAAAATTTGCTTCTTTCGAATTCCATAGAACCATTATAGCGTATTAGAACAGAGGTAGCAACTTTTTTCGAAACTATATCTCCTTTGTTTTCAACGACTTGGTGCAAGTGATTGATTCATAAGAGAGATATAGTTTGATATCGCTGCAGGGGTTCCGGGAGACCAGGTATACCTATGGACCACCTGAATCCAGAGATCGCTTGTGTGCGTCCCTGGGACGATCCATGCGGTCGTCCCGCCGAATCACCGACAAAAAGCATCAGGACGGAGCATTTTGGCGTGCAGATCGTTCAGACTCAATCCTGTCGATTGGCGATTTCGGTCGGAAATATTCGCATCCCAGCGTCGCTTTCCACCCATAAAACCATACTGGCGTTGTAAATCCCGGATCTGTTTTGGCGTTCCAGGTTTGCAGAGAGTGATCACACCACCATTCGCAAAATAATTATTGGTGGCAGCGACGTTGGTTTGCAGAATTTGTTGGAGGTATTGCTTTTCGGTAGTCATCAGATTTCCTTTATAGAACCATTATACCTGGTCCATCGAGGAATGGCAAGGAGGCCTCGAAACTATATCTCCTTTGTTTTCAACGACTTGGTGCAAGTGATTGATTCAGAAGGAGATATAGTTCGAGATCGCTGCAGGGTCCCAGGGAGACCAGGTATACCTATGGACCACCTGAATCCAGCGATCGCTTGTGTGCGTCCCTGGGACGATCCATGCAGGCAATAACACAGGTGTGGGTATAGATGGAACCTCCATGGATTCACCAAAACTATATCTCCTTTGTTTTCAACGACTTGGTGCAAGTGATTGATTTATAAGGGAGATATAGTTTGCGAAATCCTTGCTACCTCGGTTCCAATAAGGTATAATGGTTCTATATGAATGACACGAATAAGGTTAATCTGGTAAACGAGCTCGTTGCGAAATTCGGTACGACCGTCAATCGTGAACAATTAATGTCAACTGCGGCGAAGTATAAAGTGAATCCTGGATTCCTAACTGCGAATAGAATCAGTCGTGGTGTGTACGATATTTCCAATTGCGTGACATCGAGCCCCACTCAGAAAACTGACAATATTAAGGTTGAATTAACTGACGAAGAAATTCTTGATAGTCAACGCCGTCGCTTCCGGACGCTAGATCGTATGGCTTCTGGTGTTGTGGCCGGAAAGGTTCGCAGCATGATCGTCTCTGGTCCTGCTGGTATCGGTAAGACTTATACGATCGAAGGAATGTTAGAGACTGCTGAAGCTTCTAATCAGATTAAATACAAAAAGATCACTGGATTCGTGAAGGCGACTGGTCTCTTCAAGGCTCTCTGGGATAATCGCTCCGAGAATTCTGTTATTCTTATCGACGACGCTGATTCTGCCTTTGACGATGAAATTGCTCTTAATATTCTGAAGGCTGCTCTTGATTCGTCAAAGCGTCGTGTTATCTCTTGGGCTTCTGAGAAATTATTTATCGATGAGTTTGGTGAAGCGATTCCCAATACATTTGAATATCGTGGTTCGATGATTTTCATCACGAACAAGAATTTCGAAACTGCGATTTCTCAAGGAAAGAATCTTTCCCCGCACTTCCAAGCTCTTATCTCCCGTTCGTTTTATATTGATTTGAATATGAATTCGACTCGCGAATATCTTATTCGCATGGAAGATGTTCTGAAGAATACTGATATGGCTTATACTCTTGGTTTGACCGAATCGGATACCACTTTCATCATGAAGTATATTCGGACAAATGCAAATCGGATGCGGGAATTATCGCTGCGTGCGCTTTTGAAGCTTGCCAAAATCCTGACTTTTGCTGATTCTCGTGCAGACTTTGAAGAAATCGCTGAGACTACTTGCCTTCGTCGCAAGTAGTCGCAACTGCCAAATTGTAAGGTATAATTGAGTTAGAGGAAAATATATAATGCTACGAATTATGGAACTGTGGATTAATGTTACTGATTACAATGTTGACATGTTGGATTGTGGTTGGGAGCTTGTTAAGTTTGAAGACGATCTCGTCCTCTTAATTAAGGAGTGTTAATGTCTGTAAAATACTTATTCTGCGACACAGAAACATCCGGGATCGATCCATCGAAACATGGTGTTATTCAAATTTCAGGATTAATTGATATTGACGGAGAAGTTCAAGAAACTTTTGATATTAAGGTTCAACCATTTAAGAATCAACTGATCTCTAAAGAGTCAATGAAAATTAATGGGGTGACTGTAGAAGATCTACAGAATCACCTTCTTCCACAAGAAGGATATGATACCTTAATCAACATCTTTTCTAAGTATGTTTCGAAATTCAACAAGACTGATAAGTTCTTTTTGGTTGGATATAATTCGACTTTCGATGACACTTTTTTGCGCAAATTCTTCATCAATTGTGGAGACGAATATTATGGCTCATGGATTTGGTGGCCAACTATTGACGTGGCTACATTTGCTGCAGAATTTCTTAAAGAGGAAAGGTCTAAGTTTCC